CCGCTCAGATCACAGACTTCGACCGCGAACAAGCCGCCAAGAAGCGTCAGCGCGAGATGGAGGAGATGTCCTACGCGGATAATATCCCTCCTTCCGACAAGGAAAAGATGAAGCGCATAATCGAGGGTGATTATGCGGCTGACATGCCTAGAGGTATGAAGCGTAGGGATGAAAGTGATTATTACGCTGATATGTCTGACGACATGAAGCGCACGATGGACGCGGAGTCCTATCGCGACGAAGCGTACGCCAAGGGCGGCATGGTCAAAAAGAAAAAGTACGCTATGGGCGGTTCCGTCCGTGGCGGCGGAATTGCTATCAAGGGTGTCGGTAAAGGCAAGGTTTGCTGACAATGGCTGTCTCCGGAACCAAGACATTCGAGCTAGATGTAGCCGACTACATCGAAGAGGCGTTCGAGCGGTGCGGGATTGAGATCCGTACCGGGTACGATCAGCGTACCGCTCGTCGCAGCTTGAACCTCTTGCTGGCCGAATGGGCTAACCGGGGACTGAACCAGTGGACGATTGAGCGCGTTACGATCCCAGTTAACTCAACGACAGCCAGCTACACTCTCCCGCAGACGGTCATTGATTTCCTGTCAGTGGTTTGCCGTATGCCTACGGGCGTCGGCACGACCTCTCAGGTTGATCTTACAGTTGATCGCATCAGCCGAGATTACTACCTCAACATCCCGAACAAGCTGACGCAGGGCCGTCCTGTCCAATACGTCGTTGATCGTCAGATCACGCCTGTCCTGTACGTCTGGCCCACCCCCGACCAGAACTACGATCTCATTGTTGATCGTCTTGTTCGCATGGACGACGCGGCGGCTGGAGCGAATACGCTTCAGGTCCCCTTCCGTTTTTATCCCTGTCTTGCGGCGGGTCTCGCCTACTATATCGCAATGAAGAAAGCACCCGAGCGGGTCCAACTTCTGAAGGCGGTGTATGAGGAAGAGTTTGATCGAGCGATGAGCGAAGACCGTGACCGCGCGTCCCTGTCACTCACTCCGGTGAGGGACTGGTACAGGGTGGTGTGAGATGGCGAGGTTTGCTCAAGGCTCATCGTCATATGCTATCTGTGATCGGTGCGGTCTTCAGTATCCGTACACGACGCTGAAGAAGCAGTGGAACGGCTTCAAGAACTGCATTGAGTGCTGGGACGCCAAGCACCCGCAGTTGGAGCCGATCTATCCCCCTACTGAGCCGCAGGCTTTGTTTGAGCCCCGGCCTGATCGTACTGAACCGATGGATGTTCCCGTGGGACAGGATATCTTCCCGTTCATCCAGAACACCAGTCTTCAGGGTATTACCTCTGTCGGCACCGTAACAGTGGAGATCACTTGATATGGGCTGGACGTATTCCACTCTGGTGCAGGCCATCGAGGACTTCACCGAATACAGCGAACCGAGCTTCGTCAGCAACATCAACACGTTCATCCAGAACTGTGAAGAACGGATCTTGTACTCCGTCGATCTGGATGTTTTTCGTAAGAACGCGACAGGCTCGACGACTTCTGGGAACCAGTATCTCGCTGTCCCCAGCGATTTCCGTGCGCCGTTCTCTCTGAGCGTCACATCCTCTGGGTCCAAGATTTTCCTTCTTAATAAGGATTTCGAGTATCTTCAGGAGTATAACCCGACCGGAGCCACTGGGGTTCCGAAGTATTACTCCCAGTTTGACATCAACAACTTCATCCTTGCGCCCGTCCCGAACGCGAACTTCTCCGTCGAACTGCACTACTGGTACGAGCCGGAGTCGATTGTTACGGCGGGCACGACTTGGATCGGGGACAACGCCGAACAGGCCCTGCTCTATGGCAGCTTGTTCGAGGCTTATACCTACATGAAGGGCGAGCCTGAGATACTGAACCTCTACAACCAGAGGTTCGCGGAGGCTCTGACGCGCCTCAAGAACTACGGCGAAGGACGCGAAAACGTCGATGCCTACCGAGATGGTCTTATCAGAATAAAGGCTACCTGAGATGTTCGTTAATGCCGCAGAAACTGGTGTGTTTAAGGTTGATGTCTCGACGACTTCCAACGGCGGGCATCCTCCCGAGTTCTGGGCCAAGAGGTGCACTGAACGGCTTATTTCCGTGGCCGACTCAGCTCCTCCTGCCCTGCGTGAGCAAGCACAAGCCTTCAAAGATCAAATGGAGCAGGTTGTGCTTTTTCACATGAAACGTGCTATACAGAGTGACAGATCAACGGTTGGTCACGTGTTGACCGAGGCTGGGCAGCCGCAGCTTGCCGAACTCGTGAGGAGAGTCTAATGGCCTTCACTGGAAACTTTATGTGCACTAGCTTCAAGCAGCAGCTGCTTGAAGGCGCTCACGACTTTCGGGCGACGGGCGGCGACATTTTTTACATCGCGCTCTACACGAATAGCGCCTCGTTCACCGCCGCGACCACGGCGTACACCTCGACCAACGAGATCACCAACACCTCTGGCTCGGCCTATACGGCGGGCGGCGCTGCTCTGAGCAACGTGAACCCCTCTACCTCCGGCACGACCGCTCTGACGGACTTTGCCGACGAAACTTGGTCGAGCGCGTCGTTCACGGCTCGTGGGGCCATGATCTACAACACCACCCCGGCTCACACCTATACGAATCCTTCGGTTGTGATCCTTGACTTTGGCTCGGACAAGACGGCTTCGGCGGGCGACTTCACCGTCGTCTTCCCGACGGCGGACGCAAGCAACGCAATCATTCGTATTGCGTGATGAGCCGTGACCGATGCCGTCGTAGCCTTTGAGGGTTGGTCTCGTTCTGCCGGATGGGGTGAACTCCCGTTCGGTGAGGGCGCGGTCGCCATTGGGCTTGCGACGGGAGAGATTGGAAGTGTCACCGTAGCGGCTGGGGCTTCGGCTTCAGTTACCGGTGTCGAGGCAACGGCGGCTGTCGGTACGGTCGCCGTTGTTCTTTTTGCTAACGTCTCGGTCACGGGCGTTTCAGCTACCGGCGGCGTCGGGGATGTCGTCGTTGATATTGGCGGAGATGTCTCCGTTCAGGGTGTCGCAGGAACGGGTCAGGTTGGGTCGGTCGAGGCGGTTGTCAGCATTTCCGTTTCTGTCACCGGCCTGTCTGCCACGGGTGACGTTGGATCGGCTGACGCCACTGGGGCGGCTAACGTATCTGTTACCGGGCTCTCGGCCAGCGGAGAGGTCGGGACGGTAACGACCTTCTTCGTTATCTACGTGCCTGTGACTGGCGTGTCGGCTACCGGGTTGGTTGGCTCGGTCTCGATCATCACAACAACAAACGTCCTTGTTGCGGGTGTTTCTGCCACAGGCTATGTTGGACAAGCACTTGTCTGGGGCCAGATTGTTCCGAACCAAAATCCCAACTGGGTCGAGATTGCTGCTTAGGAGACTTGAATGTCAACGTACTCAACAAACCTCAAGATTGAGCTGATTGGCACAGGTGAGCAGTCCGGCACGTGGGGCGCGACCACCAACACCAATCTCGGCTCTCTGATCGAGGAGGCCATCGCCGGATACGTCACGCAGGCTGTCACTGACGGCGCGGCGACAGTTCTGACAATCCCGAACGGCACCTCGTCCAACGGCCGTAACTACGTTATCGAGCTGACAGGCGCTCTGACAGCTGCCAGAACCGTCGAGGTCCCGGCTGTCGATAAGCCGTACATCTTCTTCAACAACACCACAGGCGGGTATGCCGTCACGGTGAAGGTGTCGGGTCAGACGGGCGTGACGATTGCCAACGGCAAGAAGGCGATTGTCTACACGAACAGCACCGACGTTATCGAGGTCGCCAACGCTCCTGTCACGGAGGCTGGCACCCAGACCCTGACGAACAAGACGATCAACGGTTCAAGCAACACGATCACCAACGTGTCTTTGACTTCCGGCGTTACAGGCACTCTGCCTATCGCGAATGGTGGTACGGGCAATACCTCGGCGTCGTCGGCATTTAATGCTCTTTCGCCTATTACGACGACCGGCGATCTTATCATTGGCAACGGATCAAACAGCGCGACCCGACTGGGCATTGGGACCAACGGCTATGTGCTGACCTCTGATGGAACGACGGCTGCGTGGGCGGCGTCAACGGGCGGTGTCACGTCATTCAGCGCGGGCACGACGGGTCTTACGCCCAGCACGGGCACGACGGGCGCGGTGACTCTTGCTGGCACTCTTGGTGTCGCCAACGGCGGTACGGGTGCTACGTCCCTGACCGCCAATAACGTGATCCTCGGGAACGGTACGTCAGCGGTTCAGGTGGTTGCGCCGGGAACGGCGGGCAACGTCCTGACCTCCAACGGCACGACGTGGCAGTCTACTGCTCCTGCCGCCTCTGGCGTTTCAACCGGCAAAGCAATCGCCCTGTCCATGATCTTCGGTCTCTGAGGAGTTAGAGATGGCTAATCCCAACATCGTCAATGTTGCCGCGATCTACGGCAACACCTCTACGACGGCGCTTTCTTCAACAAGCGCCACTAGCATTGTTAGTAATGCCTCTGGCAGCGGAAAAGTGTACCGCATCAACAGCCTTGTGGTCGCCAACGTGGACGGCACAACCGCCGCTGACATCACGATCAACATCTACAGCGCGGCATCTCTTGGCGGCACGGCGTTTGCCGTCGCCTCGACGATCTCTGTTCCCGCTGACGCTTCGTTGATTGTTATCGACAAGACCACGGG